GGCTGGGGCCAATGGCCCCAAGAGCAGCTTGCCAAGCTCTCTGGCCGCAATCAGCCGCCGACCACCCGCAATCACGTTGCCCGCAAGGTTCACGCTGTTGCGGGCGTTGAGCAGCGGAGTCGAGCCGAGCCCAGAGCCTATCCGCGCACCCCGAAAGACCAAAAGGCGGCGGAGGTCGCGACCGACTCGCTACGCTTCGCCAAGGAGCGTGCGCGCCTCAACGTCACCAGCGAGCTTGGTCTGCTTGACCTGCTTATCGCTGGGTATTGCGGCTCCGAAATCGAAGGCGTCAAGGATGCGCTCGCAGAGACGCACCTTGAATGGCGCGACATCGCCTTCGACCCGCTATCGCGCCGGCACGACTTCTCAGATGCACGATGGCTAGCAACGGGCAAATGGCTCGACGCTGACGCGGCGAAGGAAAACTACGCAGGCCCAGAACCAAAACCGCCACAACTGCCGCCGCGCCCCGCTGATCCCGCAATGGCGATGCAATGGGCGCTGTTCGCACAGGCCGAGCTTGCCAAGTACCAAAAGGCTGTAGCTCGCCGCCAACAAATTATTGATGCGATCGACAGCACCGCCGAAGGCGGGCGCGGCGACGACATCGCCGATAGCCAATACGACGATCACCCCATGGAGCACTTCGGCGACCGCGCCAGAAAGCGCGTCTTCGTCGTTGACATGTGGCACCGTGATCCGAAGCACGGCTGGTATCGCTGCGTTTTCACCGGCGGCGGCAAGCTTTTCTCCGAGCCTGCGAACCTCATTGAGAAAGACGAGTGGGGCCGTCCGGTCAAAGTCCCGCCGCTCAAATTCCAAGCGCTCTTCATCAGCAAGGACGGCTGGCGCTACGGCATTGTTCGAGGCATGCGCTCGCCTCAAGACGAGGTGAACTTCCGCCTGTCGAAAGCGCTGCACTGGCTGATGGTCAACCAGATCATCTACGAACTGGGCTCGCTTCAAGATCAGGACATCGAGGCGGTCAGGCGCGAAGCGGCCAAGCCGGACGGCGTTATCGGCGTTGCTGGCGGGCCGAACAATCTGCGCATCGAGCGGGGGCTTCAAATCGCCGCTGCACTCGCCGCTATGCAAGCGGACGCCGAAGCGTTCCTTGAACAATATGGCCCAAACCCACAGCTCCAAGGTGAGCAGGGCAGAGCCACTTCTGGCCGCGCCGTCATGGCGCTGCAGCAAGCGGGACTTGGACAACTCGGCCCAATCTTCGACCGATTCCACGATTGGGAAGATCGTCGCTATCGCGCCTACTGGTTCCGCATCCAGCAATTCTGGACCGGCCCGCAATATGTGCGCGTCACCGACGACAAGAACGCGGCGAAGTTTGCCGCCGTCAACGGCGCGCCGATTTTGGACGAGCAAGGTCAGCCGAAGCGCAAGCCTGGCCTCTCGCCAATCGGTCTGATGATGCAGCCGGGCGGCTCCGACATGCCGATGGGCGCACAGCAAGACCCGCGCATGATGGTGGGCGCCAATGGCGGCCCGCCGATCGACCCGCGCGAGTTTGAGACCGGCCCGATGCTGGCCGAGCTTGACATGGACATCATCATCGATCGAGCGCCGGAAGCGGCGACGCTGCAAGCTGATCAATTCGAAGAGATGTCGAAGCTCGCGAGCACGGGTCTCTTCAATGGCCTGCCGCCGCTCGATGTCGCGCGCCTCATCATCGCGGCCTCGGCGCTGCCGAACAAAACCGAACTCCTCGACATGATCGATCAGTTGAAGGCCAAGCCTCAACAGCCGCAGCCCAATCCGATGCAGATGGCCGAGCTGAAAGACCTACTCAGCAAGATCGTTGAGCGCGAGGCGAAGACCCAAAAGACACGGGCCGAGACCGCTCAGATCGCCGCCGAGATTCCAGGCGCGCACGCTGAGAGCGCGATGAAGGGCGCTCAAGCCCGCACCGAACACGTCAATGCGACAATGAATGAGATTGGAGCAACGCGCGCGCTCAACTTCGACGCGCTCATGGCTCCGCCGGCCGCCGCGGATACGGGCGCACTCGGCTTGCCACCGTCAGCGGCAAACGCGCCGCCTGCGTTTTGAAAGGGCGTTGTCGTCGGGCCTCACGACACGGGGCCGGTTGAGGAAGTGAAAGCATGGGCGGACTAGACGAACTGTACGGCGACGAAACACCGGCAACGACGACGGATGTGGCAGCACAGCCGGCGCCTGAAGCCGCGACACCGCCGCCCGCAGTTGTCGAACCCGCTCCGTCTGAAGTGCAAGCGACGCCGGTTGTGGAAGCACCTCCGGCCGCTGCTGCGCCTGGTGAACCGCAAGACCACAGCGTTCCGCTCAACGTCCTCCTGCGCACGCGGGAAGAGTTCGGCGGCAAGCTGTCGGCGGCAGAGCAACGCGCTCTGATCGCCGAACGCAAGCTCGCCGAGTTCATGCGCAAGCAGGAAGAGGCGAGCGCCACCGTGGACATCCCGCACCCGCTGGATGACCCCGATGGCTTCAAAGCGTCGCTGCTGAAGGTTCAACAGAAGGCGGTTCAAGATGCGGTTGGCCCGCTGCGTCAGCAGCACCAACAACAGCTTGAGCAATTGTCGAAGACGATGCTCGTTCGCCATATCGGCGCGGACAAGTTCGGTGAGCTTGAGAAGTTCATCGCCGCCGCGCCAGATCAAGCGCACGCCATCGCCATGCGGCAGGCCGATCCTTACGGCTGGTTCTACGAGAAGTTTGAGCAAGCTCAGAAGGCCCGCAAGGACCATGAGACGCTGCAAGCCCTCCAAGGCAAGTCGATTGAAGAGATCGTAGCAGAGCGCGTTGCGGCGGAACTGGCAAAGCAATCGCAAGCGGCAACGCCAGCGCCAGCAGCGCCGGCCGACACCCGCCCGCGCAACCCAGACGGCACATTCGCTCCCTCCCAACCCGAACAACGTCACCGCCCGGAGTCGCTGGCGAAGATGAACGGCGCCGCCATCATCGCAGCCACTGCGCCGGGCTCCGCTCTTGATGAGCTTTACGGATAAGAGCTTTACGGATAAGAAGAGGCAGCAATGCGCACCAGTGTTCAATCCGCGCTGTATGACGAGAAGTGGGACAAGACCGCTATCAAGGAATACCAGCGCGCGTCGCAATTCCAACCCTATATCGGCAAGGGCATGAAGCCGATCGTCTATCGCTCGATGGACGCCCGCACTGACAACGTTCCGTTCGTTCCGGATCTCACCGGCACCTTCATCAACGGCTCGAGCCGCTTGAAGGGCAACGAGACGGCGATGCCGTCTTACCATGAGACGGTCACCTGCGAGTGGCTGCGCAAGGGCGTTGAGTACGACAAGCGCACGGTGAGCTTCACCGCGTTTGACGTGCGCGCCGAAGCCAAGGACGCAGTGACGAACTTCTACAAGAACGCGATGCGCACCCGTATCATCGATGCGTTCCTGTCGTTCCGCAACTCGACCTCGGCCAGCGATAACTCGCTCTACGGCCTCATCACGCCGGGCACGTTTGGCCCGGAAATCACCGCGGCCAACTCGGTCGGCGCTTCGATCACCACGATCGAGGGCGTCACCACGACGGCGGCGGATGAAACGCTGAAGGACGGCTGGCTCGCCAATAACAGCGACCGCGTTCTCTTCGGTTCGGCTCGCTCTAACAACGCATCGAACGATCACTCGGCGGCGTTGGCATTGATCGACTCGACCGAGGTGCCGTTCAAGGTGTAGGTGCCTTCGGTCGGCGTGTCGAGCAGGCCGAGGATGGACAGCAGGGTCGACTTGCCGCAGCCCGACGGGCCCGAGATCGACACGTATTCGCCGCGCGCCAGGTCGAAGTGCACGCCGGCGAGCGCATGCGTCTCCACCTCGTCGGTGAAGAACACCTTCTTGATGTCGCGCATCTGGATCAGGGAGGACGTGGCTGCATTCATGGCGTGGGCTCGTGTCGTGTGGTGATTCGGAGTACTGCGTCTGTCGGCTTGTCTCCTCCCCTTCGCACAGCGAGGGGGAGGCCGGGAGGGGGTTGTTCTTATTGCAATTTCAACCGGTCGTA